TAGCACGAAGTTCAGCGTTGTCCTGGGCCTGTCTATTAGCATCGGCTCTCCACTGCTGGTATTCCATGTCATTGCGATGATTATAATACATAGTGGAGTTCATATTATCCAGCATCATCCACATAAACATTGCATCCCATACACCGTAGCGAGGAGGGCAGTTGTAGACATAAACTGGAGGATGGTAAGAGGAGTAATAAGTAGTGCGAGAAGACAAGTAGGTCCCATAAGTTGTAGGAGCAGACCTACCATCACTGGCAAGAGCCCTACCGAAGACTGGGGAAGATTTAATGGCCGTAGGAGCCGGAAGTGGTGTGGCTGCTGGGGTCTTGAACTTTGTCAGCGACTCCTTAGCCTGAGTGGACATGGTATTCTGCTGTTGAACCTTGGCCAGTGAAGACTGGGTTGGACGAGTTGCAACAGCGGACTTGTTACTAAAAGATCCGCCATTAGTAGAGCGAGATACACTAGGACTGCTGGGGCGAGAACTAAAGCTCCCAGAACGGCTAGGACTAGAGGAGAAAGATCCCCCACCACCCGGCTTTGCTAGGAGAGAGAACCCCAGCATCAAACTCAGAACAAATACAATACTACGCTTCCACATTATCGTCTTCCTCCAGGTTAAGCCACTCAAGGGTGGACTTTGGGCTTGCATTCTTAAACCAATCAATTGCAGATTCTACTTTACCGGCACGAAGAGCAAACAAGACACCAGAGAAACGATGTTTGATGGCCAGGAGAGCAAAGTCCTTTTGGGTCTCTGCGCCCTTAATCTCTTCATACACTTGCTCAATACTGGAAACCAAAGAAACCAGCTTGTTCTTGATGTTCACAATCTTGTCTTGAACAAACTGAGGCAAGATGTGGATAACATCGTCATCCTGGCCAGATAAAATCAATTCCAGCCGAGCCTTGTTAGACTTTCCAAGGCCATCGCGTTGGTGGGACATGAGGCAGTAGGCATCAGACTTCAGCTTGACACGATTGAAATTAGAGTCTATAAGGACAAACCCTTCATGCTCCAAAGGATTACGAGTCTGAACGAAGTCTTTAACGGCATCAAGAGAGAATCCCTTGTGGAGAGTAACTAAGGGAGTAGGATGGGAGAGTAAGGACAAGCACCCATGGATATTCACTTCCTCCAAAGTCTTCAAATGACGAATGGCAGTCAAGACCAGCTTTCGATCATCATAATGAACCACTACCTGATTTTCAGGAGTCATCAATTCATAAGCATAGCAGTAGTCCGAATCCATAGAAAAAATGAAGCGGCTCCAAGAAACACCCATGTCATGAAGGGTCTTGATGACCAAATCACGATAGGACATACCAGAATCGTCAACTTCATTAGATCCATCAGGAATAGAACGAGTAGAAACCTGCCAGCCTTCAGTTTCGTGGTACCAGAGAGTGATGAGGGAGCCATCCAGCTTCTCATAAGTCTTGAAATCAGACCAATTGAAGTCCGAAGAGACATGGCCCTCTCCATAGTTGAAAAACTTCTTAAAAGCCCAGCCCTTTACATTCCACGAGGTCATGTCCAGAATCAGAGAACGGCACTCCTGAACGATTTCCTCTCCCATGGGAGATTCAATCATGGAATAATTTAGGCAAGCCACGTTCAGCTTCTCGTTAATACGAGAGCCAATCGCAAACTCTGCCTTCAGATCGTCCAGCGTCTTGCCGGAACGAAGATACTCCTGAACCTTCAACATTACTTAACTCCAATAGCAGAAGCGGCCTTGAGCCGACCTTTCTCGTTCAAATCCATACTTTTTCCACGTTCAAATCCCTGATTATAGGCACCGGCATGGATATTGTGCGTAGTCTTAGCGGCACTACGAAGGCGGGGGCAATCCACTTCAATGAACTTGTCCACAGCTTCAGTGCGAGTCTCCAGCTTAACCAGAGCAAACGGAGAAGCGGCCTTGTAGGTTTCCTTTTTGGCAGCAGTCAACTTCTGATTGATACCACGAACAGCACCGAGATACCAGGAGTTTGAATAAACTTTACCCATTCCCTTGGGGGCGAAACGGCTAAGCTGAGTAATAGCGTAGGCAAGCATGAAACGAACCATGGCAATATCAGAAGGGCGACCATAGATGACCAACTTTGAACCACGCTCACCACCACGAGTATAACCCTGATGGGACCACTTGATGATCCGGCAAGAGTTGGCAGTGGCCAAATAGTTGGCCAAATTATCCTTCCAGCTTGAAATACGACCAGCAGCGAACAAGGACTCACCATCCTTGATTACTTGCTCTTCCAGACCCTCAGCCTCTTCGACACCCAATTCAGCAATAGACAAGTTGTGCTTGTCCATCAGCCGCTGAGCCATCGCCATAGCAACAGCCGCCTCATTCTCATTATCAGAGGTGGCAGTGGCAAGCAGATGAGCAATGCGAGTCTTAATAGAATCCATGAGTAGTGCCTCCAGAGCTATTATACTAGAGCAGAGGCGAGTTTCACCCTCTTTTATTCCTCTAAAGCAGCAATAAGTAAGTCTGCTTGCTCTACAGAATGCTTCACGGCAAATTCTACCACGTTTGAGTATACGGGATGTAGACTTCCGGCATCTTTCAATGCAAACATATGAGTTGTCATACTGATATAAATCTGTAGGGCTGCATCGCGCCTATAAGTCTCTCGTTCTGTGGGGGTCATACTGGCTCCTTGTTTAGCTATTACTCACCAGTCGATGATAAGGAACACGGTGAAGTTCCCTTACATGGCCCCTCAAAAGCCTCATGATGTTCAAAGCCCCCACCGGGTTCATAGAGTGGACAATGACTTGATAAGGGGGGTTCAGAAGCACAGCCTGGGCTACTGCGTAACCAGACTCATCTTCCCCACCTAGATCATGATCCAAGAGAACAATATCCCACTTCTTTGCAGCCAACATAACCTTAGCCATTTGTGAGGATGGAGCATAGAAAATCTCCATATCCTTGTGGTTAAGGATAGTGGCCTTCATCGCTACGAAGCGAGAGGGGTCATCATCAACTACAAGAACTGTTCTGGTCATTTTTTCCTCTAAGATGACACTCAAAAGCCGAAGCGTGGGTATAAGGGTAATCGGGTAGGGGTTTTGTAAGCTCAACAATGTACCCGTGACCAAGAACAGCCACCGGGATAGTCGAAACTCCGCAAACCCTAACATAGATGGGGGGATTAAAAATTCCTCCACCATTCCACTCAACCACTTCACCCTGTTTGTATTTGTAGTTATCCATTAGTTTTTCCTTTTTACAAAACTTACACCACAACCACACCCGCATTGGAAGAGAAAATAAGAACCGCCCTCTCGCTTTACTCTGGATCTTGCCACATCTTCGGTATGCTTAGCTTCGGCCATAGCTTTGGGAGAAAGAAAATAGCGATTACTGGGGTAAAAACTACCACCATTGAGCCTAGCTTCACGATTCATTTTGGCAAATTTAGCTTTCATTAATTCACCTCAGTAGTAGAGAGCTTGCAACGAGTCAGAATGGTCTGCTTCGTATCATTGTAAGTATCCTGTTTCTTGACCTTACCAGCAATATGGACCCAAGTTCCACGGATCAAATCATTGAAGTTGCAATTGACGTATTCAAAGTTGCTGGAGAACCAAACAATAGTGCCCTCAACAGTTGCAATCTTAATCAGATAAGAAGTTCCATAATCGGTATCGAAAGCACGAGTGAATACCACCTGTCCATCAATACTCACCTTTTCACCAGAGCCAGCAACATATTCGTTGGGGGCCAGAAGAAGCTCAGCGGCGGGAACTTCAGCAGGAGCATTCTTGGCCATTCCATTGCGATAGGCCAGCTTCTCAGCATCCATCCACTTGATAATGGCCCAAGGAGCCTGTCCAAAGGTCAGTGTGAGATCAAGAACACCAGAGCGAAGGTTATGATCAAAGAGGGTGGTAGGGGAGAAGGTCTGATACCACTCGGACATCCGGACGATCATCTCATTGAAGCTCTTTTCACTGTTGCGAATGTGGTCGAGGGTCTCAGGAGTGCGATTTCCTTTACGGCACTCAGGGATGTGGTTCCAATTGTAGCAGTAGTTGGCATCATTGACGGTGGAATTGTCAAACTTAGAGGCAATGAAGCCCTGCCGATCAATGGAAGCCATGCAATAGACCAGGATTTCAGAAACAAAGGCCATCCGACTATATGCCTTATTGCGGTATTCCCGTTCATCCTCATCGGTCATGGAGCAAATACCCTTCCAGGCATTAAGGAAGCCCTCAATCTCGATACCATACCACTCACGAGCGCAAGTAGAGCCGATAGTGTGCATTTCGCCATCCTTCTTGAAGACGAAAAGCTTGTTACGAGTGCGGAGCTTGTTGCAATGATCGCAGTTGCTCTTGCGGCTTCGGGCCAGATCAAGAAGAATACCATCATACATACCAGCAGAGGGATCTTCGGGGTCAAAAGCGGGGATAACCTTGTTACCAGCGGCCTCAGAACCAAATTCGAGGTAGCCGATGAACTCAGTGTTGTCTTTTCCAACGTGGTTCACAGGGATATTGACGGTCCACTGGTAAGCACGAAACTTAAGGGTGGGGAGAACCACTTCAGGAGCAACAACTTCAGTCCCCTCAGCGGTAACATAAATGGTTTCCTCGGCGGTGATGGCGGCATTCTCATAGCCATATTTCACGAGGATCTTATTCAGCTTAGCCAGCTTGGTATCGAGCTTTTCGCGGGAATCACCGACCTTGGTAATAAGCATGAACACCCTCCACAGCTATTATACTGAGGAAGGCGCTGTTTACTACCAATTATTAATAGAAAATAGGTAGGATTTTTCTATACCACAAATCGCTAAGAGGAATATATAGAATCCTAAAATGTTTATGTTTTCTTTCGTCCAAGTTGGCCTGCTTACCAAGAGTTATTAAAGTTCTTTTTCTGGCATAGCTCCATCACCACCCATGGTCCCAAAGGCCCCACCGATACATAAAAACATGCCAAAAACAGGAAAGGCTAGAGCTAAAATGAGCATACTTGATAGGATGCCTATGACTGATATCACCCCAAAGACGCCAAGGAGCTTCAACCAGATAGGGGAGCCAGCATTTGGGTCATCTTCCCATCTTTTTCTTCTCTTCAGATGTCTTTTAAGTGCCCTTTTCTCTTTAACCCCACCTTTTTCGGCTTTTTCTGCGTAGTCCCTAAGAACAACATTTTGAAATTCATAGGGTCTTGGTTCATTTTTATGCCAATATTCCTGATAGTTTTCAAACCCATAGGATTTGGCATAAGCTTTTTCAAACAGAACACGAGCCTCTTCTTTGGCTCTTTCATCACAAGATTTTTGTATTCCTTCGAGCAAAATTCTCGTTTGAGCTTGTTCTCTTTCTGCTATTTCTGCTTCTCTAGCCATACTTTTGTCTTTTGATGCTTGGATATTGTCCTTCATCTCTTTGATAGATAGGTTCCAAATATCAGTAGCATGAGATTTTGCTCTCTTGGCATGTTTGGCGAATTTCATATAGGATAGCTTTCAATTTCAAATGGGTAAACTCTTGCGTTCCACTTGATTATTGCGGTACCTGGCTCATCTGTATCATGATACTCTTCCACCATCAAGCCACAAATTACGCAGTAGACACTTCCATCCATTCTAGTCTCGTGGCAAGAATGAGAGTATAAAGCGGGTCCACCACAGCAAGGACAAGGGAGAAGAGGGATGTTTAACATTGGCGTCTGTAGCTGAAGGCAAGATTCTGAGCAGCTTGCTTGATTTCTGCCTGCATGAATGGATCAAGGTGAGCAATAGAGGCCATGAATGCAGCCTCAGGAGATGGAGGTGGTTGGATCTGATTGATAGTGTTAGTAAGGGCTTCGATACCACGCTTGAGGCCCTTAATGTTCTTGTTCAAATCCTTTTCGTAGGTAGCCCTCTTGCTAGCAAGGTGGGCATGTTTAAGTTGATGNACACGAAGCTCATACTCAGCATCAGTCTCTTCACGTACCGTGTCGTAGCAGATATTTACAGGGTCATCATAACCGCCGCCTCCAAAGTACCAACCTTGGAGCTTCTCATCGGACATTCCATTTAAAATCTTCTTCAGATCGACAAGATCCCTAAAAAAGACATTTACGGTATCATTGATATTGGTACGGCGAATGGGCATGACAAAATCAGACAAATATTCCTGATCGGACTTCACTTTTGCCAAGCAGTTCTCAAGCTGGACCATTTGAGCGTTACGTTTAACGATCATATCAGCCAGAATCTCGGCCTTTTTGTCTTCAGGGATAACATTACGACTCATTATTTACCTCCAATGGCAGCGTCATAAGCGTCACAAACGGCTTTTGGCATGAAATCAACGAACACTCCAAGAGCCGTAGACTTAGTGTTCACGGAGCCACGATTAGCACCACGACCAGCTTTCCAGGAAGTCACTTCATAAAGGTCTTCCCCCTCGTTCAGAAGGACATCCACATACACACCTTTCGTGCAAATTAGGCGAAGTCCGGGTTTACCAGCAACTTCGATAGCCACTTTGGATTTAGTACCAATATAAGCCAGAGCCCAGAAATCAAGGGCTTTCATCTGGCGCAGAATCTCATTGGCGACATTCAGGCTATTGGACATATATCCTCCACAGCTATTATACTGAAGATTTTAGAATTTTATGCTTTTAAAAGCACTTTTTCTTTGCAAACTTTGCAAATTCTTTCTTTAATCTTACATGGAGCCCTATTATACTCCAGGCCTCTATAAGTTCTAATGTCTTCTCCATCACCATACTTCCATTCCCCCCAGGTGTGCCAAGGTTCGTCCCCATTGTTCACATCGCGTATAACGGTATGCTGCACCTCCCCACAAGGGCAATGAGCAGTAATTGATGCTCTTTCACAAGTAGATACTGCCTCAACAACGGTGAAAATATGTTGATGGCGACTAAAAACACGGTGGCTAAAAGGGTTCATCAATCCTCCAATGCTTTCTCAAGAGCGGCCCACAGAGGCTCAAGCTCCCCTTCGGTATAAAGAGCAGCCTTAAATCCAAGATACTCTTTCTTATACATGCCGGATTTTCCTCCGGCTTCTACATTAGCAATACGATCACAGAGCTTGAGGAAAACAGCCGTAGGGTCTTCTTTGATCTTCCCATAAGTTGCTTCGTGACGAGCCTTACGATTGACCCCAGGCTCATTAGTGACACGCCAGATTAGATCAGAGACCTCAACTCCGTAACGAGAAGTTAGCTCCTCACGAGTAACTCCAGTATCTTCAATGAGATCATGGCCCCAAGCGGCCAGAACGACTACTTCGGGGGCTACTCCATAGGGAATATAGGGGAGGAAACGAAACACTGTGTCCCTAACAGCCCGTAGATGACAGGTATAAGGACGATCAAGGCTATAGACCTGATGCTTGTGATGCTCAGAAGCAAAGGCAATCATATCATGTTCAATAGCTTTGAAGGCAGCTTCTGTGTACTTCATGGCTTATTCCCTATAGGTATTATACTAGCTCAGAGCTTCATTTCTTCTGATATTCCCTGTTCATTGAAGTAACGGACCTTTTTGACTCCAGCCAATTTCATCAATTCTTGACAGTTAGCGCAAGGTTTGGAGCAAGCGGCCTCTCCAGTTCCAGAAGTTCTCCAGACATACATAATCAGATTGGAATCACCATCGTAATGTCTACGGCGGATCAAAGCCATCTGCTCTGCATGAACAAAAATGTTGTAATTCTTGGTTTTAATCTTGATTTGGCTCTGAGGATGACTTTTGGTCATTTGATTATAGCCGACAGCCAGGAGATTATTGCCATTAAACAGAGCGGCCCCCATTTTCCAGGGACCGTATGTAGTTATGGCGTGGATAGAAGCTGCTTGAGCGGCTTCAAACCCTTTTACCCATCTGTTTCCTCTTTTTACCATTCTTAACCTCAGTCATTCCAAAGATTTTCATCAATTTCTGGAGTTCGGGCTTCGTCACTTCTTTTTGCATGGCTTCTCCTTTTCTACATGCTCTCTTGTGTTCAAGATAGTTTTGATATCTTTCCTGAGTTGTTCCCATTCTTTCTCCAGCACTATGCCATTAGGCATTTTACCATTCATATACTTCTTGTAATAGGCAAGAAGCCGTGGCGTTGGGAGATTGAGAGCTTCCTCTAGGGTCAGGACTCGCATGGCTTCTCCAAAAGGGTTTTCAATGCCTTAATTCGTTTATTCATGATCTTTAGAGTGCATTGTTTAATAGCTTCAAGGCGTTCCAGATGCTCATAATCACAAGATTCACATATGATTCCTGGTTCTATCCCCAATTCTACTGGGCAATCCTCATGGCCATATTTACAGCCATGTCTGGAACAGCAGTGGCTGGGGCAACATTTATTATCAGACATCATATCTCCTATTCTTATTATACTAGCCCTAGAAAGAAAATACCCCCAAATCTTTTCAGACTTGGGGGAATGAAGGACCCATTTGAGGGGGAGGCGTCAGTCCTTCAGTTTTCTAATTTACCATTCTGAGAAGTGTGGCAATTGCTACATTCATTCTCTTTATAGTCTTTTAACATTTTTGTAGCGGCAGGATTAAACTTTTTCTGGCTAGGAATTCCCTCATGGCAAGAAATACACTCAGCGCCTTTAACGGTAGTGGGCTTAGCAATTAGTATCACAGAAGAAAGAAGGAGTAAATAGAGTATTTTCATTAATTATTCAGTTTCTTCTTTTTTGCTTCATTTTTGATCTTCTTAGTTTCGGTCCTAAAATACTCAGAATCGCCTTCAGTAATGATAGCTTTACGCTCTTCTTGCAGTTTTAAGCTTGGCCCTTGGATTTCGTCAATGTGATTCATATTCTACCTACTTACGGAAGTAAAAATACATGAAGCGCATGGAAAGCTGGACCCATATAGCTGTCCGAGTAAGAGCCTAAGTAGTAAGAACCCTCAGGAGCAACATTGTTGTCTCTTACAATTCTTAGAGTGTACTCAGTTCTAGGACCATCTGGGTCCACAGGGGCAGATAGGTGGCCGGTTGGTGGTTGATTCAACGCATTACGATGAAGATGAATCTTTGCAAGCGCGGGATCAAACTTAGAGGGCCAAGAAATAACGATGTCTTCTGGATGATCAGATAATCTAACTGTGTAGATGCTTATTGCCATTAGTTGCTCCATATAGTTGAGAGAGTTAAAGCTGTCTGATGTCCATTGAGTGTCCCTGCTTTCCATTTAGATAGCTGGATCATAGTATCATACATTAGCCTATTACTGTAATTCTTTGCTTTTAAAAAAGAAGCTTTTTTAGCAGAAATTCCTAGACTTGCGAGTTCTTTTTTATTTTCATCTCTTGCATAAGTATAGGCTTTGACTTCTCTGATTAGTAAATTGAGTCTACTTTCAATATGGGTATCTGAGGTTAACCATCCTTTGGGGTCTTCCCACGGAGTTTTATCCCACACTTTATCCACATAATTAGAGGCCCTATCCATTACGGTCCAATAAATAGCACGAAAGTCTCTGACCCCAGTTATCTCATAAGATAGAGTTCTGGCAAGTCTCTCCACTTGTTCCCTAGTAAGCTCTGGGTTCACCGCAGATACTAAGTATCTAAAGGTGTTTTCATTACCTGAGATAACAGGATTGTCCCATACGGCTACAGAATCTCGAATCCCAAGAGGAATATCAATCTCTAAGTCTAAGAAAGAAAATTGCTTTGGATTTTCTGGATCAAATCGTTCAATGGTTGTATTGAATTTTCTTTGAAGTTCTCTGATTACTGCACCCTCACTACCTATGAGAATATTCATAGGCTTTGGTTTTCTTTTATTCAAAATAAGTGAGAGTGCAGTTACCGGTTTCATTTAACTTTCTTAGGTGTATAGGTTTTTCTCTCTTTTAAGAGTCTTAGTCGATATTCCTCTAATGAGAGAACATTTTCTGAGTAGGCTACATATCTTTTATTACCGGAGTCAGCCCCATCTTTTTGAAGGAGATAAAGATATGATCCTCCTCCACCAAGTTTTCCAACTTCGATACTCAGAGTTCCTGTGTCATTTAGAACAATAGCTGTTAGGCCCTCTGAGCTATCGAGAATGGAGGATACGGCTGAAGGGTGTTCAATTAACATCTTCTACTTCAGTTTCAGGGTCGTCCGTGAAGGAGGCGAAGTAGTGAATCTACTTCTTCCCCGCTAATGTCAGAAATTTGAATGATTCTCTTGCCGGATTCCATGGTGTTGACAAGAGTCAGATAATCGTAATCGGTCATGGTCATAACTTGGCTTGCGACTACATCCGATTCATCTAGAAGGCCATCAAGTTTATTTCTTGTAATAGCATCATCCATGGGCTTCTGCCTTTCTTGCTACCAACCTAGCTAGCTTAGCAGCCCTATGAGCAGCCTTACCCTTTGGGCGCAAAAGTCTTTCGGGGTTGTGATGAATGAAATCCTTGGAACGAGGCTTAGGCTTAGGGTATTGGCCTGTTCTGCTTTGACCATCGGCCAATCTAGCGGCTACTAGGGCCTCATACGCCGCATGAACCTTCTTCTTATGGGTCTTTCTGTGTTGGCTAATTGCCATGTGTTTCTCCTTGAGGTGCAGTTTGAATTGGGGCTGTATCGTGTCTAAAAACTACGGGGTTTCCTTTATATTTTCTACGTTCTCTTTTTTTCTCTAGAGATTTTATAGCTTTGTCTATTTCTTCAAAGGATGGTTCTTCATCATAAAGAGTAGTGACGAGAAGATTCTCCTCTTCTTCAGAGTAGTACTTAAAAATCCCATAGGAGTTTACCGGACCTCTAATAGAGAGACTCCATTTTTCGACATCTGTAAACTTAAGGTAAAATCCATCAGAAAAACCGATCACCCTATCCCTAATTTTACCAATACGAAAATTGCCGATAATGATATGGTGTTGATTTTTAAGCCTGTTCCAAAAATCATTAAAACGAGGGCTAGGTTGAGGGGTCATATAATTTTCCTTTAGAATCCTAATCTCTTACCACGAAGGTCCGTGACCTTCTGCCTTAGACAATACTCTTCCGAAGCCTTTTCCACCAACTCTTTTGCTTTATTTATTATCCAATAAGAGGCTGTAGCACCTTCACGGTAGTCAGCTATAGCGGTAGCATCAAGTCTGTTACCTGCTCTGATGTTCTCAATTAATTGAAATTGAGAAGGAACACTAGGATTGAATACCCCCATTGTGCTTCCGCCAGAGTCGTGAATCAAATTCATGCTGAAAATATCACTAGGTCCATCACCCACATAGATCATTTGCTCTAAAGGTACACGTCTTCCACCTTTTGGAATGGATAGTGACATCATAGCCATAGACATTACAGCCTTTACTAATTTCATAGATGGCTTTGATTTTTCCCACTGCATCAATGCAAGTGGCGATAGAAGACAAACCTTTAATTCCATTCTCCCCGCACCTAAAATCGCAAGCATAGATACCCGCAATTCTGAAATCAGGATTTTTAGTCTCTTCTTGGACCCTAAGTTCAAGACTGGATAGCATAGTCTTTATGCCAGAGGACACAATATAAATCTCTACCCCAAGCTTCCAGAGTTCATTGAACATCCAAGCCACACCAGGGTATAAACGAATTTCATTCCCGAGTTTGGAAAGGACAGTATTGTCAAGGTCTTTAAACTTACCCTCCCTAACATACTGAAGAAACATGTTCATATAGTCTAGCTCGTGATGAGCAGAGCCAAAACAGTCTAAATTTTCCTTAGACCTTTTCTGACAATCATTCCAAAAATCGTCATCCTTGATATCATAGCTCTCAAAAATGACTCTCTGCATGTAATCTGGGGATAGGGTCTTATCGAAATCAAATATAGCGGCTACTTTGGTCGCTTTGAACATTTTTCCTCCTTTACTAGCCATTACTGTTAAGCGGTCACTTTTTTAACGGATAATCCTTTGTACAATAAGGCTATCTCAGAGATATATCTCTCAACATCAACAATATGAAGATATACACGAATTCCAAGAGGAGTAATAGAGCTTGCAATTTGATCATCTTCTCTAGTAACATTGGTTAACTTGTAGTCTTCAAGAACTTTGGCGATTACCTCTAGGAGAAGTGCCACTCTATTCTTAATAATTTTGTTCCTTTGTTCTCCAAGGATTTCTCTACCTTGCTTGTCCTTTATGGAGAAGTTCAAATTCTCCATAACTCGCTCCATCATTGATTGCTCTTGAGCGTCCCCTGGTTTTTCATGAGCCATATAAAGTTCCCTTAGGACTTTAATGAAGATTGGTTTGACTGAAGTATTGAATTCAGGGAAAGCTTCAACTAAAGTCTTGAGCATGACAGTCCCAATTATAACCGATACACCAAAAGAGCTTCCCCACTTAGCGATATCGGATCGACTAGGAGATATAGCAAATTCAGTTAAGGTTGGGAGAGAAGCATAATTGTTTAGAAGATTGCCTACGCTCTTTAAAATTCCCACAGAAGTAGATTCAGCGAGTGTTCCATCTGAAGCATATAGGATAGGCACATAATCAGCCGCCTTACTTAGTTCTCTCTTTGCTTTTTCCGAAAAATCTTTCTGTTTAAGAAGGTATCTCTGCAAATCTTCAAGGGTATCTACTTTTAGTAAGGGTTCCATAATTTAGCTCCAGGCTTCTGTATAAATAGGATATAAGGGAAAGGGCAGTGCCACATATTTTATGAGGTAATGATTTTACTGAGCATAAGAAAAAAGTTTTTGAGTAAAAATCAATGTGCCACTCTTTTCTTTGAGTCTTTCCACTGAAACGAATACATTTATAGCCGTTTGTATTAGTCCTTACTGAAACTTGAGGCAATTCATCGCAAGGAATGTAGCTCTCCACTATAGAGAAGAGCCTAACTGCATCAGATTCATTTAAGGGTGCCTGTTTCATTGGCAAAATTCCGTATCAATAGCTTCATCCATAGCAACACTTGTGGCCATACTGACTTCTCTGATATTAGTGATAAACCCAGCAAAGTTGTTAGTCAAGGCGTGGAAAGGTGGAACACCCTCGGATCTTCTAGTTTTGGCCGAACAAATAGTAATTTTCGATTCTTTTTTCAATTCTTCGGATAAGAAAACGGTTAAGCAAGTGTCTAGAGATTTATCAAACTCAGAATACATCCACACACCATTCATTTCCCATCTACCATCGTTCTTTCCAGCTTCCAGGAATCCATCACGATTACCCTGAACCGGAGTAACCAGAACAACCCCTTTACCACCATCGAAGTGAAGAGCGAACTGTTTGGCATCCTTGATTACGGCTTCCATCTCTTCTTTCTTACCTGTTCTGATTTCCACTAGAGTTAGATAGTCAATAACAAGAAGATCAAGAGGGGTGGTCTGACTAGTGATTTCTGCTGTGGTTTTAACAGCATCCCAAGTAGTTCCTTCAATGGGCTGTCTAATAACTAGCTGTCCAGGAAGATTTTTAAGATCGGGGATGACTATTTTGAATAGGAAGTTTTCTTCTTCGGGGGACAGATTACCATCATCAAATTTTTTCTTATCAATCTCAAATTTTTTACCCCATTTAATGTGATGAGAATGGATAATGCCATATATGATGAGTTCTTCTTCATATGTTTGCTCTAAAGTGATATGAAGAACATTAAAACCATCCAATGCTGCATTATAAGCGATGGATCTGCATAAACCAGACTTTCTCTGACCCGCATAGCCCAAAACACCAACAAAATCCCCTCGTTTAATTGCAACGCTGCTATCAATCCCATCTAGATGAGTGAAAACACGAAGCCTACCGCAAAGTCTATCAGATTTGAATTTCTGGTAGATCGTTTCAAGTTCAACCGCATTTTCATTTAGAGTTCCGCTAGCATTACGATGGACGGTAGAAAGGGTACCTCTCTCAACTTGCTGGAAAAGATATTTTACTGCATCTTTTGCCCCGGATAGCTTCTTTTTAGTTTTTGGGTCTTCCATTGACCCGGAATTGATCTGTCTAACAACTTTTATGACATTGCTAAGTTGAATAGATTCATATTCTTCAACCCAATCGCCTAAAACAGAGTCCAAATCCTCCGCAGAATGAAGCGTAAGCTCTTCATCCTGAGCTTCATACTCAGCTAGACGTTCAACTGCTAGAGGAGAAGTGGCTTTACGCTCAATAATATCTTTAAGGATATCCATACTTGGGGACTTCTTGTGAGTCACCCAAAAATTATAGACATACCCAATTAACTCTGATTCTGTGGCATCACTAACTTTTCTGATGGTGCTGAGGTGGTCGGATAGCCAGGAGCAAGCATCGGAAGCTCTTTTGAGTTCCTCTGGCTTATCACTGTGCCTTATCAGATTGTGGAAAATTCTATCAAAGCTGGACAAAGATACCTCTTCTACCTATTACCTAAAATCTATCGACTCCAAGCAAACGAACTTCCGTATTATATAGAAAGGTCTGCCATGGAGAAACGATGCAACCAAACCCAGCTACAAAACATTTGCCTAGGAATTCGGGGATATATGAAATTGTAAATATTACAAACAATAAAGTTTATGTTGGGTCTTCGGTAAACATAAACATCAGGGTGCAGGGGCACATTAGGGGACTTAATAGAGGGAATCACCATGGTAAATATCTCCAAGCAGCGTGGAATAAACATGGAATAAACTCCTTCATGTTTAGGGTTATTGAGTTATGTCCGGTAGGAAGACTTATTGAGAGAGAAAATTTTTGGATTTTAGAGCGTGGGGTTCTAGATGAACGAAAGGGCTACAATACTTACACTACAACTGCTACTGGAAGGGGCTACAAACAAACCAAGGAACATGTAGAAAAAAGGAAAAGGTTGGGGAGACCTACATCAGAAGCCACAAGAGAGGCAGTAGCAACTGCAAATAAAAACAGAGTGTGGACTGATGAGCAGCGAGAGGCTGCAAAATTGAGGTTAAAAGCTGGTAAGGATGCGATTCCCAAGGAGGAGTTTACAAAAAGGCTAAGTGAGAGCGTAATGGGGCGAAAGTTGACTGAGGAGCAAAAACTACACCTATCTGAAGTTAAAAAGGAAGAGTGGAGAAAAAGATTAGCGAAAGTCGATGGAGTCTAGCCACCAACTGGGTAATGGCCCAGCTTTTAAAAGCCTCATAATGTCAGAGTCCAATAAATATGTAGTGGCATAGTCCTCTTTTGATCGAATGGATCGGCCACAAGCTTGCATTAGATTAAGACATGCCTGGAGGGTGTACCAGTCTGCATCCATCTCCATCCTAGTCCTTATATACGGGGATGCTAAGGATAGAAATGGGGCCTTTGCAATTACCTGGAATCTAGAGAGTTCACCCTTCAGATCCAGCCCTTCAGTCATAGAG